TCATAAAAGTAAATAATCCCATAGCTATTAAAGTATACCTTGCCATTCTTAGTTGAGCAAGGTTTTTGCGTAAGGCTGTTTCTGTTTCTTTTATCTCTTTCATATTAGAAAGCTCTGCATCAGAAACAATGCCATCTCCATCTATATCATACTCATTGTACTTACTTGATGATTGTAATTTCTTTTGTTTCGTTTTCATTTGTTTTTAACCGCACTATTTAATGAGTTTATAACATCATCTATATTAGGCTCTTTCTGCCAAGGATTGTAGACACATTTAAACTTCTTTGGACACCAGCTTTCAATCATCATCTCATATGTCTCATTACCACCTTTGTAAATACAAGCCATCATACCAGTTCTTGATTTAATTCTTTTAGCAAGCCTACATGTAGTATATTTTTTTTTTTAGTTTTACCCTGCCATATTTTTTGCTGTTTAGTATAATCCTTTGGCTTGTATGTATAACCATCAGCCCTAGCTTGCTTCATCCAAATACCAGCAACTAACACAGCGAAGCCACCTATAATACCCACAACCAAGAGCCATGTCACAGCTTCACCTATCTGTCTTCGTAATTGCTGTTGCTTGTAAACTGTTTCTTGTCTTTGTTTTCTTATCTGTCCTTCCATCTTTAACAAGTCATCATACGCTTGTGGACCATAAGTCATATTTAAAAAAACTTTTAGCTCGTATCTTTGTTCTTCTAGTTTCTTTTTAGCCGCATATGCAGCGAGAGCTGCTTCTTCTATAGATCCAGCTTTAAACAACTTTCCGAAAAGGGGAGGATTCTTTGCTTGTTTTTCTGCATTGTCAATATCAGAGACAGCTCCCATCCATCTACCTATGTCCCCACTCATCTGCTCTATATCTCTTGCCGCTGCGAAGCCGCCTTTAATAGCTTTAAATGCGCTATTGGCTACACTCATTGCAGCAGTAATTGTTAATGGGTCCATATTTTATTTTCCTTATTTGTAGCCGCCACCTGCTTTCTTATAGGCTTTAGCCATCATCTGTGCTTTTCTAGCAGACCATTGGCCGGGTCTTCCGCCCTTGCCGCCTGCTTTAATTCTGTTAAATATTCTTTTTCTAAGTCCGGGCTTGGTATAATTACCAGCTTCGTTGACTCTACTTTTCTTAACTTTGCCACCAGCTTTCATGCCATTGGCACTTCCATCATCTATATTTTTTGCTGTTCTTAATATATTTAGGTCACCAGCATCTGTTCCAGAAGATATAAATCCCCCAGATTTAAGTCTCATAGGTTGTTTCATTAAGCTCTCCTGTTTACTTTTCTAGCTTTACTAGTTCTTGCAAAAGATCTGTTTATTGACTTTGGCTTCACTGCGAGATTCTTTTTCTTATTATCTCTAGGGTTACCATTTTTGTGAGCAACGTCTTTGCCGTCACCCTTCTTAACACGACCAGCAGTTTTCATCTTAGATCTAGCAGTGTTTCTACTAGCTCTACGTTTCTTCTGGTCTGTTTGTTTGTGGTAGTTGTCGTACTCACCACGATAATTACGTTTTGGCATTATCCTCTACCCACTCGTATCCGTATTTACTTTGCCACTCAACATCAGTTGATATCAAGGCGTTGCATGTAATACACTGTACTTGTTTTTCTTTTGTATCTTTTAATGCTGTTTTACATATAGGACAGACTTCTTGTTTTATCATATTGCTCTTGTTTTACCCTTCATTGCAATGCCATCTATAGATTTTGTTCTCTTTACTTCTCCACCCATGGCCATTCTTCTTGTCATTTCTGTCATTCCCATACCTGCTGAAGGACTACTAGGCTGCATTTGTGGGGACGAAGCACTCATTCTAGCGGCTTTTTTCATTTTAGCTTTTTTTCTTTTGGGTCTGGCTATAGCTGCTGGTAAAACACCTAAAGCTCCAGATGATGCCAAAGCACCCATTCCGCCTTTACCTGTCAAAGTTCCAAATACTGGACTTGTCTCTTTTAAAATTTTTCCTATATTCTTTTTAACCACAGGTTTCTTTTTGATATTCTTCATACCTAAAAGTTTTTGCCCCATTTTAGATATAGATTTTTTTGTGGATATCTTACCTCCGCCTTTTGTTTTGTAATCTGGCATCTTGTTACCTTTCATTTGTTGTCTCATGGAAGCTCTACTAATCAACACTTCCACCTTTTTCTAGATTGTCTTAAGCGACTATTAGGATTCTTTGCTGCTTTAGGAAACTTCTTCATTTGACCTGCAGATCTGGCACAGAAAGACTTACGCCTCTTTGCAGCTTTGCTGCCGGGTTTTACTTTTCCTGTAACTGCTGTCTTGAGTTTAGATCCGGGGTTATCTCTTCGGTATTTTGCAACACCTTTAGCGGTCATGCCTGCACCAGCTTTGGTGGGACGCTTATGCCCACCGCTGATACTGTGACCTTTCATAGTCCCTTTTTTTGTAGCCATTACGATAAGAACAAGGTTAACTTATTTCCAGAACCTGTAAATGCATGTATGAAAGCACCGCTCTCTGCTAATATACCCTGATCTGGTATGTTCAAAGTATGCAATCCTGTTGGAAAACTTTGAACTAATAAGTCTGCTCCTCCTGATCCATCTTTGATAGTCAAC